TGTTTTCCGCATACGTATTCTGATTTCCAAGATACGACCGATCAATTCTCATATTCTCCCCTTTCTGACGGTTCAGACTGCTCCGGCATAACACAGATTTTTTGAAGCGCCGTTCACTCCGGCTTATGGATCTGCTTGATGATCTGATTCACATAATTGCTCAGCCCCGCCACCAGAATCCCCTGCGTGACCGCCGTAAAAACCGCCATCGCCCCTTCCTTCGCCGTCTCAATCTCACTCGTCGCCATCACCAAAACCGCACACAGCACCATACTGATGCCGCCTAAGATCAGCGGAATGTACTTATTCTTCACCGCCTGCGCCTGCCGCAAAGCAACACCAAAAAAATACAGCACGAACGCAACGACGATGAGTTCGGGCTTTACATAATTCATTGCTTCCATGGAACATCCTTTCTGACTGTTCTGTTTTTGAAAGTCTTTTTTCTATATTATGATGGGATAATGATTTACGACTGGATAAGATTTTCTTACTGTAAACCCAAAAAATCCCACCTGTTTTTCAGATGGGATTTTCCAGTGGTGTGCTGTTCTTTGATTTTTAATTTACTATCTTGTGCAGCAATTCCCCTGACCTGCCCCTGGCTGCGGTGCCGCACAGAAAGTCTTTGCATCAAACGACGGATTAAACGCATAAAAGTTCTTCGAATTCAATTCGTCCTGTACAGAACGCAGTGCTTCACCAAAACGCTGGAAATGCACAACTTCACGCGCCCGCAGGAAACGAATCGGATCAGCTACCTCCGGATCTTTTACCAAGCGAAGGATGTTGTCGTACGTTGATCGGGCTTTCTGTTCTGCAGCGAGATCTTCGAACAGATCTGTTAACGGATCGCCTTTCGACTGAAATTCGCAGGAATTAAACGGGACTCCGCCGGCCGCCTGTGGCCAGATTCCGGCCGTGTGGTCTACATAGTAATTAGCAAAACCGGAATTCTGAATTTCTTCCAGCGAAAGATTACAGGTAAGCTGATGAACGATCGTGGATACCATTTCGAGATGAGCTAATTCCTCGGTACCAACATCATTCAACACCCCCGCTACAATTCGGTTCGGTGCTGTGAAACGCTGAGAGAGATACCGCATGGATGCGCCCATCTCTCCATCCGGGCCACCGGAATGCAATACCAGATGATATGTTGTAACTGTAAAAATTTCGATGATACAATATGTTTTCCCGGGTAATTTGCCCGGGAATTTTTATTGCTTTTCTTCTATATACATGTTATTATAACACATGGTCAGAACATCCAAAATGACCAGAAAAAAGAAACGCCG